GATGAAGATCTTCTTCCCAGAAGTAAGCAGACCTACAAGAACTGAAGTTCAGGATGCACTTGAAAAGGTATATCCTGGTTGCAAAGTTTCAAGATTTGACATGACTCCTTATCAACCTGGTGAACCCATGTTGACAATGGGTGAAGAAGTAGAAGATTTGGAAGAGATTGCACCAATTATTGCTGGTGCAGCTAAGGTTGCTGCAGTTGCTGCCAAGGGTGTTGCTGGTGCTGCTAAAACTGCTGCAAAAGCATCTGTTCCTGTTGCTAAAAAGGTTGGCTCAGGTGTAGCAAAAACAGTTCAAGGTGGTGTTGAGGCAGTTAATGCTGCTGGAAGACAAGCAGGTCAAGAAAGAGCAGTTCAAAAAGTAAAATCTAAACTGAATCTTGAAGGAGCTGCTTGGACAAAAAAGTCAGGTAAAAATAAAGAAGGAGGATTAAATGAAAAAGGTAGAAAGTCGTATGAGCGTGAAAACCCAGGAAGCGATCTTAAGGCACCTTCAAAGAAAGTTGGCAATCCTCGCAGAAAGAGCTTTTGTGCGAGAATGAAAGGTATGAAGAGTAAATTGACTTCTGCCAAAACTGCTAATGATCCTGATAGCAGAATCAATAAGTCCCTTAGAGCTTGGAATTGCTGATTGATTTATGAGTGAAATTTATCTTGGTAATCCTAATTTAAAAAAAGCAAATACTCAAATTGAGTTTACTCAAGACAATATTCAAGAGTATTTGAAGTGTAAGGATAATCCTGTCTACTTTGCACAAAACTATGTAAAGATTGTGACTCTTGATCATGGTCTACAACCATTTAAGACCTATGACTTCCAAGAAAGACTTATCAACAATTTTTACCAGAATAGGTTTAACATCTGCAAAATGCCAAGACAGACTGGCAAAAGCACGACTGTTATTTCTTTTCTGCTTCA